ACAACTCCTTGACGCTTGACTTGTACTGGAGCACGGCGAGCTCGGAGACTTACAGCACTCTAAAATCTTTGGTGGGCACGAACATTGCGACGATCACCATTAAAGGATCGTCCGCTGTAGTGAGTGCGACTAACCCGCTAGGCACACTGTCCAACAGTTTCCTTGAGGAGCTCCCCGTCGCATACACGCTCGGAGAATTATCGACTGTCAGCGTGACGTTCATGGGCGGAACTTTCGCTTGGACTGAAACCCCGTAAACAAACCTGAACAAAGGACCCGACATGAAACTCACGATCCGATTTGATATCGGTTACGGACCCGCCACGATCACGACCACGCTCTCAACATTGGTTGCTTGGGAACGCAAGTTCAAAATGAAAACGAGTGACCTTGCCGAGAACTTCGGTATGGAAGATATGGCGTTTATGGCGTGGCACGCCGCGAAGATTCAGACCGAACACGGTCAGTCCATCCCCGTAGAGTTTGACTCTTTCGTTAACAAACTTGTGGACATTGAGATCGTGAATAGTGATTCGGGAAAAGTTACCCCAGTGGAAGTTTCAGACACTCACTAGCGCAGCTCCTAGTCCTAACGGGCTACTTCCCTGATGATGTAGAGTTTGATGTTGACGACCTCCTGACAGTCGCAGAGATCATGAAGGAGCGCAACAAATGACTATGCAAGTCCAAGGACTCGAGTCCACTTTGAAAGCCCTCCAAAAGATTCAGCCTGAGGTTAAGAAACAGTTTTTTAAGGACGCTAAGCAGATCGTAAAGCCTGCGATAGATGAGGCTAAGGGCGCGTACCGTTCGGATTACCTTTCTGGTATGTCTCGCGCATGGAAAGACAAAGATCGCGGGATCATGTTGTTTCCATATAACCAGTTGTCAGCGTCTAAAGGTGTCAAGTTTGAAACATCATTGTCTAAGAAAAAGGATGCAGTTCTTACCATTACTCAAAAGGATATTGGCGCGTCTATTTTGGACATGGCGGGCAAGCGTTCAAACAAACGTAACTTTGGTTCTAACTTGACTGCTATTAGCGATCCGCCTTCCCGTGTGATGTGGCGTGCTTATGAGAACAACGCGGGGGCTATTGAAGATCAGATGTCTAAGTCGGTTGATGAAGTCATGGCTCGAGTTAGCCAGTTGACGAAAGCGTTGGTGCTCTAATGGCTATTCGTATTCCAATCATTACGGACCTACAGGACAAAGGGATCAGGGACGCTAAGAAGGCTTTTGGTGATTTCAAAACTTCGGTTGCTAACGCTGAGGGTGGGCTAAACAAGTTTAAGGCTGGCTCCAAATCTGTTATGGATTCGGTTAAGGAGAACGCTGCAAGTTTTGCTATTGCAGGCGCAGCTGCTCTTGGCAAGTTTGCTTATGACGGTGTAAAAGCGTTTCAAGATTTAGCGTTAGGTGCCGAAAAGTTTGCTACTGCTACAGGTTTAGCAATTGAGGACGCTTCACGTTATATGGAAGCGGCGGGTGACATTGGTGTCCCCATTGACGCCGTCCAGACCGCTATTGGCAAACTTAATAAGACCATTGGTGCAGACCCTGACAAAGTTCGTGACCTTGGTGTTGATCTTGTATATCTGAAAGACGGTTCATTAGATGTTAACGAGACTTTTCTTAACACTATTGATCGCCTTAAAAAGATTAAAGACCCAGCAGAAAAAGCCAAGGTAGCAGCCCAGCTCCTCGGCAAGGGTTGGCAGTCCATGTCCACTCTTATTGAGATGGGGGCCGACGATCTTAAAAAGTCTTTAGATGGTGTTTCAAAATCAAAAGTTATTGACCCGAAAGAACTTGATAGGGCTAAAGAACTTCGTGACATCATGGACACTCTCAAGGACAAAGTGGAGGATTTGTCTTTGTCAATCGGTCAGAGTCTTGTCCCTGTTTTAGGTGATCTTGGAAAAGTTCTTGACGTTGGTATGGACGTCCGTAACGTCTTTAAGAGTATTCCGGGTGCGACTTGGATGTCGGAAAATTTGACACCGCTCGGTCTTACTAAAAATGCTTTGGGTGGTGTGAAGGACGCTGCGGGTTTTGTGTTTGGTTTGTTCAAAGACGAAAAAGAAGTGATCCCTGTTTTTGCTGAGGACATGAGAAACGCTCGACAAGATGCGGACGACTTTAAGGAAGCGATCAAAAAAGCCCGCAATCCTTTAGATGAACTTACGACTTCAGTTGATAAAGCAGCAATCGCGATCGGTACTGCTGAGGCAGCGTGGAAGAATCTGATTGGACAGTTTGAACGCGAAGTCAGTTTTGACAAGTTAGACACCGACCTCAACACTTTGCGTGAGACTGCTGTTGCTGCGTTTAGTGGTGGCAAAGAAGAAATGGACGCGTTCCATGAAGCGCAGCTTGTAGTTGCTGAAGATTTCGCTAAGTTCGCTGCTAACTTCCCGCCCGAACTTTCTACCCAGTTGTCTATTGAGATCAACAGTATGGACATGCAACGACTTGAGCGTGCCGCGGGCCTAGTGAAGTTTCTTGAGTCCCCTATCGGTTCAAATGGGGTTGATGCGTCTATTTACCGTCGGGTGTCTACGCCTATGGTGGCGGGTGCTCGTGCTAACGGGGGTCCCGTAGGTCGCGGTTCAACCTACTTAGTGGGCGAGCAGGGTCCCGAACTGTTCACACCGGGCACGTCTGGGAACATCACACCAAACAACGCGCTAGGTGGCAGCACCACTATTAACGTCAATGTAAACGGCGGAGACCCGAACAGTATTGTGCGAGCCTTGCAGCAGTATGTGCGCCAGTCGGGACCAGTTCCCGTTAACACTCGAGCGATGTAATGCCGACAACATCGTGGCAATTCCTACTGAACGGGTCAACAGACTTTACGAGCAGTGTCCTTTCCGCAAATATCAGACAGGGCCGAGAAAAGTATTTAGACAACTATGCGGGTGGCTCACTCGTTCTGACCCTAAATAACAGTTCAGGGCTTGCTAGCACATTCAGTTTCAATGACAAAGTTTACGCAGCGAGCGAAACTTCAGGGACTGGTTACCGTGACGTGTTCACGGTGCAGGAAATCACTTTCAACGATTACCCCGGCAACACTGGTTTAAGTACAGCGACGATTGTTTGTGTTGACCCGTTGGCTAGAGCAGGTCGTTATCAGGCCACCAGCGTTGCTTTGACTCAGGCCGCTACGACTGCCCAAATGGAACAGTTCAACATTGTTGTTTTACCGTCCGATCTAACTGTTACCGATGTCTTGTCAAGTGTGGGTGATTCGATTGCCTCAGCACAAACGTATACGGGAACGGTACTCAACCAACTGAACATTTTGCAGGCCACAGAACGTGGAATTATTAGGACGAAAGCGTATGGCAGTTTTACGGGCCAGTTCATTTTCCCGTATGCCCGTAACGACATAGACGACAATGTGGTTACCGCTTTTACTTTTGGTCGTAACACTTCCGCGACTGTCATCGCGTATCAGGACTTTGAACGTATCCAAAACGGCACTTCTTTTATTAACACTGCCACGATTCAGCCTGAAGGTTTAGCGGCTCAGACACGATCTAACAGCGGGTCAATTACTTCCTACGGTGCGACGTTCTACAGCAGCTCCACCGCCGACTACACGACGACCCAAGCCCAAGCGAACGGTGATTGGATTGTCAACACTTTTTCAGACCCAATCAGTCTCAGGTTCAAAATAGGTTTTACGGACAGGGCACAAAACTCCACGGCTTACGCATCATTCTTAACAACATTCCCAAACATTGCTTTCAGTTTGCTTTACGATGTCCCCGGCTCAACTGAGGATATTACGGTTCAGGTCGTTTTGGAAGGCTGGACGATTAATGCAACACCTGAGCAGACAACTTACGAACTGTATTTTAGCCCGCTTAACTACTACCAATTCTTCATCCTTAACAGTGCCAGTCTGGGGACTTTGGGTGGCGGGAACATTGCTTACAACCAAGCTGAAATTACATATGATGATGCTGGTTGGATTTATAACGATTCAAACGCAGATGACACTGCAGGACGACTAGGTTGGTAACACATGGCTATTAACTACCCCACATCACTGGACACTTTCACGAATCCCACTGCATCAAGTCTGTTGACTTCACCGTCGCACGCTCAGCAGCACTCCGACATTAACGATGCGGTCGAGGCTTTGGAGGCAAAGGTCGCTATCGGTAACACGGTCTTAGGAACCTATACGGCATATACGCCGACGATGACCAACTTTACTTTGGGTAACGGCACAGTCAGTTCCAGTTACTGCCGAGTTAACAACTATGTCCACTATTTTGGAAAAGTAACTTTTGGTTCCACTTCAGTGGTTTTGGGTGGTGGACAGTCCCTATCAGTACCGATCAACATTGACTCAACGCAAACATCGTTTGGCAATGTCATCGGTTCAGCCCTGTTTTATGATGTTTCAGCGGTAGCGATGTATCCCGGTGTAGTTAACTGTGTTGGTAGTGCAAGCACTGTCTACTTACAGCAACAAAACTCAGCAGGTACTTACCTCACAGCAGCGGCGGTTGTTTCTACGATTCCGTTCACTTGGGCAGTTAACGACACTATTAACTGGAATGTTTTCTATAAGGCGGCATGATGAACCTATTAGCACCCCACGAAACCGAAGCGCCCGACGAATGGCTGGTAGAGCGTATGCGCCTAAACCGTGACCGACTCTTAGTCGAATCCGACTGGGCGATGATCCCAGACACACCAACCGACAAAACCGTGTGGGCGACCTACCGCCAAGCCTTGCGTGACTTCCCAGCAACATGGACACCAGCCCCAACCGTCACATTTCCTGAAAGGCCCTAAGCCATGGCGATTTCACCTAACGACAACTTCACTGCAGGTCAAGTTTTAACCGCCACAGAATGCAACCAGTTCCCCCGTGGTGTCATGGCTTACGCCGAATCAACAGCGAACTACACACTGACAACCAGCGATGTCATCGCCACTGGTATGACTGTCACATGGTCAGCGGTCGCCAACCGTTACTACCGAATCACCTACTACGAACCACAAGTCCAAACACCGTCAGCGGTATCAGGCTATGTCAACCTGTCAATCAAAGACACAAACGCTGCAGGCGCAACTATGAACTATGGGCGACTCCAAACGTCTGCAGCTCTCATGATGACAGGCAACGTGTGCGTAGTTGATGTGGTCACCTACGCTAGTTCGGCAACCAAAACGGTCGTCGGTACTGCATCCGCGAACGTGACTACTGGTGCGCCAACCTTGCAACGCGCCGCGACTTATCCCGCTTTCATCCTTGTTGAAGACATCGGGCCGTCATGACTTTCAATCCGAGTAAAGCCCTTATCGCTCTGGTCGGACTTGTGTGTATCACTGTGCTTTTGTCAATCGGCAAACTCCAAACATCCGAAGGTGTCCCAATCATCACGATGATTATTGGCTACTCGGTCGGTAACGGAATGGCAGCTCTTACAAACAAAACAGTAGAACCAATCATCCGAAAGAAGGACCCCAAATGATTGCGTCAACTATTACCGTGACAACAAGCCCGACCCTAATAATTGGTGAAACCGCCAACGCGACCCGCACCATCTACTTGGAACCAGTCGGTAACGATGTCCACATAGGCGGATCGGCAGTAACTACCACCACTGGACTCGTAACCAAAAAAGACGTTATTTCAATGATGATCTTGCCACCCCAAAACGGGCTATGGGCGGTCACCACGACAGGGACAGTCACCATTCGACTGTTGCAACCTGAAGGCGATTTCTAGTGACCACCTACCCGGTACTGCCGATCATCATGCCGACTGACCTCAAAGGTCAAAAGAACGGTTATGTGGTTTCGGCAGTTTTGCGGACTATTCAAAAGCCGTCAGGGCAACTAGAGAAACACGCCGCGACCGCATGGAACTGTTTACAACTCGCCGCTTACTTCAATGCGTTAACTCTTAATCAGGTCGGCGCATACCGTAACTATGCCCAGCAGCTCGCGTTGTTTAACGCTAGATATTCAACTACGGACATGGGACGCAAACCTAAAGTGATTCGCATTTGGCAAGGCAAGAAATACTATTTGAAGCCCGGCATGAGTCCGTGTGCTACCCCGGGCAACTCGGATCACGGGTGGGGATTGGCTATAGACGTAGCGAACTGTTCAATTAGTTCCCCAATTTGTAAATGGCTTTTGGGTGACAGTTTCGCTACTTGTGAAGCCCTCAAATACGGGTTCACTTGGGCAGTCTCAGACCCCAAGAACCCCAACTTCGAGCCGTGGCATCTCCAGTACGTTACGGGCGACACTTGGAACCCAGCAGTCCTAGACATAATTAAGGTTTTCCCCAACCTTGTCGCCTAGTGACTTGACATCCGACCAGTAAGTCGGTAAACCTACTCCCGACCTCGGAAACCCGACTCAGGAGGAAACATGCAATTGTCACTATTTGACGAAATTGTCCCGGCTGAACTGCTCAAGTATGAAGCGTTCAAAGAAGCGAACCCGTGGGTATTACCTAAGTTGACTCGAATGTGCGTCGACTTGCGGAACCGTGGCCATTGGCATTACGGCATCGCGGCCCTTGTGGAAGTGCTCCGCTATGACTATGCGCTCACTAACGATCCGTCTAGTGAGTTCAAGTTCAATAACAATTATCGGGCTTTCATGGCCCGCGAGATCATGCTCAACAATCCGTTACTGGACGGTTTTTTCAGTACCCGCAAATCCGTTGCGGACTTATCAGAGGACTACTAATGAACCTTAAACGATTCCTACTTCTATCTTTTCTAACTTATGGGGCTTGCGCTTTGTGGGCGTTTACTGGCGTTCAGGGCTCGTCAGACACCCCTAGAATCGTCTCTACGCCCGTCACGGTCACGCTTGGGATGTTGACACCCGAACAACTGCAGGACCGCGCTGAGGAGTTATCCACGACGACGACTTCCACAAGCACGACGACCACTCAACCAGTAACGACCGTTGCGCCTGTCCCCGTAGACACCAAATGTCAAGAATGGTTCCCGACAGCGATATCGGTTGGCTGGCCCAACAATCCTGAGACACTGCAGAAGTTGGGTCGCCTGCTCTGGAAAGAAACGCGATGCCAAAATGTGTCTTACACCCATCCGATGTTTAACGGGCATGACCACGGTGTCGCACAGATCAATCAAATACATCGCGCCTATGTTGAGCAACTGTTCACGGGCCCGATGGAAGAATCCATGTCCGACCCGACCCTGAATCTGCGTTACGCGTACATCCTGTACTCCGAGCGCGAAACTAAAGGTCAGTGCGGTTGGCAACCGTGGTCATTGTGCTGAACATCTATCGTCCCGACTGGCAACAATCAGCAGCTTGCCACGAACTACCCCTCGACTTGTTCTTTCCGTCCAGTGGCATGGAATCGTCGCGGAACATGAACGTCATCAAACCGTTCTGTGAAGCTTGCCCGGTACGGGTGGACTGTCTTGCCTACGCGCTTTCTCATCCTGATGAGCGTGGAATATGGGCGGGCACTACTGAGAATGATCGGCGTAAGATCCGCTCTAAGAATTACAACGACCGCCACGCCACACCCCTTGTGTATAGTGACGGAAAGTACCGACAGATAAAGGACCCGACATGAGCAATAGAAGAATTACTATTGATGCTTTGAATGAAGATCCAAAGTTTTTAAATTATTCCCGTTTTTTAGAAATAGAAAAACAATTGGTAAACGCTCAAGAATATGGCGATGCAAAGATAAGACAAGCAATTGCAATTGGAATTGCAAGAAACGCCGAATCTTTAGGATTCACTCTTGAAGATTATTTGATGTGCAAAATTGTGACTAGAAGCACCGGGTGGGTTTATGAATGAGGAACTGGCGGCGATGACCGCAGTTATTACTAAGGCTGAGATTGCGATGAAGTCTGCGACATGGCAGATTGAACGCCTCAGAGATGATGTAACGATGCTGAGGAAAGCGTTGTTTGAGTTGGCTTATGTTGCTGAGGAGAACAGTATCTACTTGTCGAATCTGACTAAAAGCACTCAAGATGTAATCGTTGCTATGCGCTTAGGCGGGTTCAAGTGAACTGCTCCGCGTGCCATTTACCGTTTACTACTTTGGATGTCCGTTTACGGACAGAGTTGCGCGGTATCTGTTTTGACTGTTCGGAAGAACTGAAGTTTCATGGGATGACGTTAGAAGAAATGACTCGGGTGGTCGCAGTTGCGAAAGCAATTAGGGCCGACCAGAACCAAACGCCTGCACAGGCCCGACACTTAAAGGACATGGAATCATGAGCATTAACGATTACTTAATAGATTATGCGTTCAAAATAAAATGTTCAAAAGTTCCTAAAGAATTTCAAGTTTTTCGTTACGGTCCTGAATCTGCTTGGGTGTCGGGTTTTGGTCAAACAATGATGGACATTGATGAGTTCTTTCGTATGTGGGAACTTAAAAAGAAAAAAGAAAAGTTATGAGTTTTAACCCAGCCGACTACGCAGAAGTAGCAGAACGCCTACCACTGTTCTGGAAAGACTGCCCACGCGGACGGATCATCACCGAAATTGTGGTGGACGACGGCACTCGAATCGTGATGTGTGCCGAACTGTACGCCGACATAGGCGACCTAGTACCAACCACTACGGGCTTCGCTGAAGAGATCCGCGGGTCAAGCATGGTCAACAAAACATCGGCACTAGAAAACTGTGAGACCAGTGCTATCGGTCGGGCCTTAGCGAACTACCAGTTTCAAGGCTCTAAGAAGCGTGCGTCACTGGAGGAAATGGTCAAGGTGTACCGTCAAGGCGAACAACCACAAACGACCACTAACGCAGCTCCCGCACGAACCCACTCACTTGGGTCGTCCAGCGAACCACCAACCCCGAAACAACTCGCACTCCTACGCTCCAAGAACTGGGAAGGCGACGCACCATCAACTAAGCGTGAAGCATCCGAAATCATTGACAGGCTGATGAACGGTGGCTGACCCGTCTGAAGCAGAGTTTCAAAAAGCCGTGATTTCATTGGCTAAATTGCATGGTTGGAAAGTGATGCACACACAGCCCGCACAGATCCGACCGGGCAAATGGATCACACCCAACACAGGCAACCAAGGCTTCCCCGACCTAGTCATGAGCCACCCATACCGCGGCACTTTGTTCTGCGAGCTCAAAACCAATAAGGGGATTGTCAGCGAAAACCAGTGGGAATGGATACACGCACTCGAGGACTCAGGCGAAGAAGTGTACGT